AGGATTTCGCTGAAATTGCCGCCGGCATCGCGCCGCTGAACCGCAGCGCCGGTTGACCAGATGACGCGAACCGTGTGGTTCGTCGGGTCAAACGAATTCGGCTCGACAGCAGCACGAATCGACAGCAAGTCGTCAACCGGCGCATCGCGGGTCAAAAGTAAGTTATCGGTCATTCTGTCCGCCTTTCAAATTCGAGAATTCGGCCATCCGCGTCATGCTTGAGAACCTTGGTACGAACCACCGTTCCCGGTGGCGTCACCGGCGGCGCCACGCTGAAATTCAGCCCGAGCGCTTTCTCGCGGGCATGGTCTGCGGCGATCTCGGCATCGAGCTGCACCACGTCGTAGCCGCGCTCGGCGACGCTCTGTTTCCGGCTCTTCAGGCCGGCCGCGATCAGCGCCACCTCGGCTTCCGCGTCTTTGAGTGGATCAACCCATGGGAATCCGGGCGGGTACCAATCGACAGACAGCCACGCCTCGGGGTCGTCTTCGAAGCCGGGCGCGTCAATCCGGCCGGCGAGGATTTCCAGGGTGAGCCAGCGACGCCAAACCGGGCGAAGGAGCTGCGGTATGAGTTGATGGTACTGGATTTGCTCGATGCGGCGGCGGAACTCGACAAGGGCAGCTCGAAGGCTTGAATAATTGGCCTGACTCAGGTCGCCGTCGCAAAGATAGGATGGTACGCCGAGCCCTGCCGCTACTTGACGCAACGACAGCTTGGCAAGGTCAATCGAAGTCTGAACTTGCTGCGGCGAGCTGAATTTGACATCAAATCCGCTTGGTAGAATTTTGAGGGTCCCCGGCTCAAGCCCGCCATCAAGGATGCTGCCCTTTTGGTGCCCGTCATATGGCACGCCGACGCCTGTGGAATTCTGATCGATCAGGAAGCCGGCATGCATCGCGGAAACCTTGGCAGCAACCAGCATCGCGTCAAAAAGCTGGTCAAGCTCATTCAGACCAACCAGAATAGAACTGGCCCACGGAATGCCGCGAACTTGACCGGGGAACAGCGGTCGGAAGACGTGGCAAATATCCTCTGCCGGAATGCGGATCGGTGGCCAAGCAACTGACAAGTTAAGCGGCGGCAGATATTGGAGGATGTGGTACGCTACTCGCTTGCCTGCCTTGTCGAATTCTATGCCATTGATTATTCGTCCGCCGGTATCGAGCTGCATTGTGCGATTCATGTCGCATTGATCGGCCAGCAAGAGCCGCAACCGCAGCTCGCCATCCGGGCCAGGGAGCATGTGGACGAAGGACTCGCCGTCGATCACGACGTTGCGCAGTGCCCGTGATTGCAGCGCAAAAATGTCGCCGAGCTGATCGGCATCGCAATTTTCACCCCATTGGGAATGAGCTTTCGCGATTGCAGCCTTGGCCGCTTCATCGGCGACAGAACTCATAGACTGAATCCCGGTGCCGACAGCGGCAGCGTCGATTGCGCCAACCGCGTTGGCGTAGTAGGGCTGATTCAGAGCTGCGTGTTGCGACTTCCTTCTGACGAGCACGACACCGGCCGAATACAAGAGCGGCGAACCGCCAAGCGATTCATCGACTTGCGCGCCCCATGGCCGGCGCAAGGTGGCCGCTTCCAGCCCACGGGTGACGAGCGCCCGACTCCGCTTAATCGGGCGCCCGAAAACTCTGTTTAGCCAGGGAAAAGCCATCGGGGTTTAGGCGTCCAGCTTGGCCCGGCCCGCCGATCGGAGCCCGTTGTAGATCGCATCAAGCGGCTCTAAGAGCGGCCAGAGCCCAAGAGTCTGAGTACCGCGTGGCAGGAATTCCAGCGGAAGCCAGGGTGCCGCATCGGGAGTCGGCCCTTGGACATCGTAAATCGCCGAGACAACCCGCCGCTCGTTGGTCTTCCTGTGGTGGAAGACGGAAATGGTGAATGTCCAATACTCGCCGCGCGTCACGCCGACGCTAGCCGCGACAATCGGCGGAACGCCCTCCCGGATATGCGGCGGACGGGGATTGATCTTCGACCACGCATTGCACGCGGTCACGATTTCCCAGGCGGTCGCAACATCCTTGACCTTGAAAGTGTCGTAGCAGGCGATCAGCAAGGCGCCGGTGCCGACGCCTTCCGGCCCGTAGGTATAGAGGCCGCCGTCAAAGCGGCGCGGAATGTAGCCGGCTTTCGAAGCGGTGCGGAATTGCTCGCTGAGCTTATTCCGATCCTCACCGATAAAAACTGCGGCAAGAAGATCGGCCGCGCCGGCAAGGGTAACGGTCGGAACCCTGCCTATGGGCCGATCGAATATATTCGGTTTTTCCGTCATTTTCCGCTCCCGGCAAGCGTTAGTCGTAAGACCATCTTACCGGAGGAGTCATCCGGGAGTCAATAGACTCGAATCAGTGACCTTAATACTTCACCCTGAGGGTGAACTTCCCTCAAATACTCAAGGATTCCTGCCGCCTTCAAGCCATTTGCTGCGGATCGTAGCGGGCATCGCGGGAAGCAACCCGGCTGCCGTCGCCACCTCAGCCTCGCGCCGGTCAAGAGACACCCCGGTAAGCCGGCGGGCGCAGAACGCGTAGCAAGTCGAGTCAAGGCATTCGGCAGCCCTATTGCCGATGCGCTCCCATGAGCGATAGGGCGAGCCGGCCCGGTAGCGGATCACGCGGCGCTCGGAAGCCAGCTCCTCAAAATACCGGGGAGGCAGCGTGTCGCTGAACCGGATAGTCCGGCCGCGCGCCAGCCGGGTCATGATCTCCGCTTTGACCTGATCAACGCCAAGGATGAACAAGCGAGGGACACCCGCGCGGCCCTTCGATGCCTCAACCACAGGTCTGGTGCCGCTGGCGCCCTTGCCGGCGAAGATATGGCGCCCGAAGCGCGGCCGGGTGAAGCCGTAAACGATGCTGGTATTGTCGCTCGAATCAATAATCGTCGCGTCGATTCTCAGCGTGCCGCCATTCGGATGTTTCCATGTCGATTTCAACAAATCGTCCAACTCTTGCCACGTCGAGTCGTCGTGAACGCTGCCCCAAACAACGGTATGAGCGAGGATAAATATTTCGTCGCGCGACCATCCGACGATCGATATTTCTAGCCTGTCATCTTGGACATCGCACCCGGCGGTGATTACCAACAGCTCGGGCGGGATGCGATCCGGCAACCCAAACGGTTCAACGCGAGCCTGTAGCGCGGCGTCGTCGATATCCTCAACCGCTTCGCGAAAACCCTCGGCAAGGTAGGTATTTATGAAAACCCTCAAGCGCGAGGGATCATCCTTGACCTGCAAAAACTCAGTTGCGAGCCGTGCCCAAGAAGCATTTTGATGCGGCGAGACGAGCGCGTTAATCCGGAACCCGGCGTGCCGGGTTATCTCCGGTTTGGTGATTTTCCAAACGCCCTCGCCGATCATTTGCGGCTTGAATTTCTCGAGAATTAGTTCCGCGCAGTGCGGGCAGCGAAACGCGGCCGTCTCGGGCCGGTCGGGCTGCCATTCTATGTGACGCCACAAGATTTCCGTGAAGGTACCGCATTCGGGACAGGGCACCTCGAATATGCGCTGATCGGATACGGCGTAAGATCGCAAGACGGCCGATGTCTCTTCCACCGTTGGTGTACTACCTAAAACAAGCTTGCGGCCGGAAAAGCTGAGAGTCCTACGCTCCGCAAGAGCTATGGAATCGCCCTCGGGGCCAACCTCCATCCCATCAATTTCATCGCATAACAGAATTTTGATGTTGTGCCGGCGCAAATTGCGCTGCGCCTTTGCCGCGATTATTTTCAGGCTGCCGTTGCCGGGGAAACGCCGCGACGTAAGCGTATTTCGCCCGCTTTCCTCATTATCGCCGGATAAAAGGCCGCGCAGCGATGGCGTTGCCGCGAATATCGGCTCCAAATCACTCACACAGTAGTCGCGACAATCCGAATCCGTTGGGAGCAACAGCATAATAGGGCTTGGCTCGTTGGCGGCATAATTGGCGATCGTGGCCGTAAGCAAAGTCGTCAGCCCGACCCTGACGCATTTAACCAATGTGACGCGTTCGATTTCCGGGTCTGATATTGCTTCGGCGATGCCGCGCTGAAATGGATAGAGCCGCACGCGTCCCGGCTGGGCGCTCACGTCGGCAGGCAATACTAAGTTTTGTTCAATCCAATCGGCGAGATTTAATCGCGGCGGCGGGATCAATGCCGCGAGCGCGGCGTGTTGAATCTCGTACAGCCTGACCAATTCATTATAGCTCGCCATTATTTTTCCCGATCTCAGCCAGACAATCCCGAATCTCGCGATCGATCAGCGCGACATCGCGCGCCGTCAGATGCCCCAAGGATTGCTCGATACGGCCCGGCAGGGCCAGGAGCCTTGCACGGAGCTGCCGCAAGGTATCGAACCACAACCGCTGCACTTCTTCCGCCGGCACCAGCTCTTGACGCGCCACGCGATTTGCCATTTCGACTTTTTCGGCCTGCGCTTTGATCAGCCGGCTACGATCCGGGTCCGCCGGTCTGCCCACGGCGACATTGCCAAATGGTCTACCAACGGGGTTTTTCAAGTAATTCTCCGTAAATCAATTTAATAAAAAATTGGTTGTCAATAGACGAATGGGGCGCTCTGTAAATCCCCGCGTGGGGCGCAAATACCTAGGACCCTCAAAAATAAGTATCGGCAATCCTTTTGCCAGTAATCCGGGGATATTACTCATGAGAATACTCTCCCGATCATCGCATTTCTCGCTCTCTTCGCTTCTGCTTCACGTCGTCGGCGCATTCTTTGCTGGAAGACCTTGTCGTATTTTGGCCATTCGCCGCTAATCTTCGCGAGAATTAATCCGCTGCCCGATTTCTGCATTCGCCATATCTCGCCAAAATGCCGGTTGCGCTTGTAGGTTTTCGGGTCGAGATCATCGTCGGCCACGATCGCATTCTGCAAATCGATAAACAAGCGGTCAAGACACAACAGCAGCTCGAACAATGCGCCAAGCTCATCGACACGCGCATCAAACTTCGCCGGCACAATCCGCGCCGCGTTATTCCGCTTCTGCGATTCGGTGCTGGGTGGCATCGGTGTATCACCCCATTATTTATTGATGCGTCGTGAACCGTAAGCGAGGCTAGCTCGTTTTGCAGTTTGAGGATTGGGGTTTCAGGGACGGACAACGGGACACCGGGACATCCCCTATAGGGAGATGTCCCGTCCGTCCCGTTTTTTGTCAGGGGACATGTCCCGCTCATGTCCCGCGTTGTCCCGGTTGTCCCGAATGGTGTTAAAGACTTGATCTATATTAATATCTTCGGACAATTGAAGATGTCCCGAAGGGAGCTTTTTGGCATAGCCCTTCCGAATCAGCCCGAGCAGCGCGCGATTGATTGCATGCTTAACGGTGTCCGGATTTTCCGATGTAGAAATGGTGCCTTTTTCCTTGCAAACCCGTCGAAAATCTTTCCCGCTCACAGTTTCGCTTTGCTCGCGCAATTCGCGGAGAATCTTCAATGCCTCGCGCTCACCGTCACGTAATTTAGTTTTGCCCATAATGGGCGCGGCGATCGGTTGCGCGATCACCGCTGTAATTGCATCGCCGTCTGTGTCGATTCCCAATTCCTCCACATCCAGGCGAAAGGCGATATCCAGATCACAAGGACCATTTCTGTTTTTCGTCAATTTGGCGCGCACGACACCATCTTCGGTTTTTTCCATAAGCTGCATCGCCATATCGAGCGCGCCATAGAATGCGCCGCCGCCTCGCGGTGTTTTTGATCCCTCGGCTTTAGGTGGATGGTGGATCACTATTACTGCGGCGCCATAGATGGTGAATTCGCGGCACACTTTGACGACGCGATTCATTTCCTTGTTATCGATTTCGTCGAGATCGGCGAAAGCCATTGCCAGGGTATCAATCCAAACTGTCGTTGGGCGCATCTCGGCGATTTTTGCGAGTATTGCTTTTCGGTCCGGACCATCGGCGAGCAAATCCGAAATTCCGATCACTAAACAGAATTCCGGAGCATTGGGAAACCGCCGCCGAAGCGCCGCGATCCGATTTACCATGCCGTGCCCGTCTTCCGCTGCAATGTAGAGCGCCGGGCCGGGTTTCACGCGCAATCCGAATATCGGATCGCCGCCTCGCGTGATGTGATAGGCAAAATATGGAGCCAGTGCCGATTTGCCGAATCCCGACATCCCGAAAATACAACTGACATTAAACGGGGCGATCAGCCCTTTGACGATGTAGTCTTGCGGCGGTTGGGCCACACACTCATCGGGTGAAAGGAATTGAAGTCCGGTGCTGGGGAGTCGATCGAAAACGTCATCATATTCGGGCGGCGGCGGTATCAAGTCCCATGCTCGGTGTAGCTGCCGATCTTCCTCCCTGTATGGGTCGCTCTCGCGCAAATCCGACAGCACGGGATCAGCGTCAACCGCCTCGCAAAAATCCTCAAAGGTTCCCCGGTCAACTAACCTGATCTTATGGGCCAACCGCGCAAGGTCGGCGCTCCGGGTTGGGTCGCGATCTTTGCCGGGGTAGATCGCCCCCGCGTCCAGCTCGACGCACTCATCGAGGTAACGCCCTTCGACAAGGATCACCTCATGGGCAGCGTTTAGGTTGTCGTCGGCGCTCCCATAATAGTAGCTCTGCGACAGGGTGAAGCTGTCGGCTCTGAGAATGCCGCCCAGGAGCCCATTGAGGCGCGCTACAAACCTCTTTCGCTCGCCGGGCGGCATCGGTGCCGACAGAGCGAACAGACCACGCCAGCGGGGCTTAGCGGGGGTGTTTGACGGGCTCGTATAGAGGAACGCGGCGACGCCCGCTTGCTGAAAGATTCGGGCCGCCTCGCGCATCGGCATTTTCTCGCCGTCATAGTCGATTTCGACTCCGGCGATCTCTTCAACGTTGGCGTCATGCCGCAGGCATCCCGCGCGGGTTGTCCGGGTGCCGAAGCGGGCCAGCTTCAACCACGGCAGCGCTGTCTTGGTAGGCGCGTTCTTTTCCTTGATTTTGGGCGCGATCTCCCGGAGCGATCTTATTTGCTCGCGTTTCTTTTTGGCGAACCTGTCCGCGAAGGTCGTTATCATGATCGGCTTGTCGAGCGGCCCGGTCATCGGCCGCGCTCCCGGTTTGACAATCGGGAAGTAAAGCCTTGATATCCTATGCTCGATTTTCGAGCGGTTTGACAGGTTATCCTATTGATTTCACTGGATTTCTGCAATCCAGTCGCATCTTCGATCTCGCTGAGTTCCGTCCGTCGGCGATGCTCCTGATCCAGCTAATTTCATTTTGAGCCGCACTCCTAGGCGAGCACATTTGCC